TAGTCAAATCAGCAGAAGTTACAGTTCCTGGGGAATAAGTAGCATTAAGACTACTTCTCCTCAGGATTTGTCGCAATGACACAATAGCTTCTCCCCAATTAACCAAATATCTATTATCATCAGGAGTACGAGGTGCTCCGATGGTAATAATTTCATCTGTAGATTGAACTACATATGTAGTTAATCTATCACTAATATCACGAGGATTTGCAAATTCCAAATTATCAGCACCACGTACACTTACCAAACAATTAATTGTTGATAGTGTGACTGGAGCTGACAATTTATTCAAAACTCGAACCATAATAGTACCATTATGATAAGCAGGATTATACAAATGTGAAGGAGTTGCTGATAAACTATAAGGTGGAGTATTGAAAAAAGACACGTCACCAAATAATAACCAAGCAATAGCTTGTTGATATGGTACACGTATTTCTACTTCAGTATCCTTAGATAAATCTACAACTTCGGTAAATACCACAGACGTAGAATTAGGATCAGCTATAATATCTCCCACAGGATCATAAGATATTCTAACTCTACCCTTATGATATTGTGAAGCTACAAAAGTAAATTTAAAAATCATATCACCTCTCCAAGCTTGAAACATTGTACCAATCCAAGCCGGAGGTGTTAAGTATAATTTGGGTTCTGCTCCACCTATAGTATCAAATGCATTAGGTGTTACCACACTAGTAAATAATATTTTACTAGTTGAATCGGTGGTAGACCAAGCAAATGATGTCAAGTATGATTCTTTCTGAACCAAATTAGATATAACTAATTCGTCCTCTCCTGGTAATCCCGCAACTCTAGGATCTATGGATAATTCATTCTTAGGATCCAATGTTAACTTCTCCACCGGATATGATATATCAGGTGATGAAAGTTGTGGAAATGGCGTAGATCTATATGGCATAGTATCAGCAATAACTGGTACATTCGTAAATCCAAAAATTGATGCTATAGAACTAATAGCACGCGCACCAATAGTTGTGGCCCTAGCAAAAGGGCCAATTATTGGTAAGTCTGTCAATTTAGATGCTACATATGCCACTGCAGAAGCTGGTTTAGAAACCACACCTTCACCATATTCATCTTTCGATTGTAATGCTAAAGATACAGTAGGTCCTGAAAGTTTGATATTTTCAGCCCAAGCGTATATTGTAACACTAACACCTGCTCCTATAGCGGCATTTGCACTCTGCAATAAAGTATAATTCCTAAATTGCAATTGTCCCATACTCGTAAAATCGGATGATGTATTAATAGTCATCCAATTTTTGTGGTTAAAATATGGCAATACCATCTCACCTGCCTCATTATTTTGTGGATAAACCCATAAATGGGGTCTCTGCGAATGTGGTATTAAATGTTCATTAGCTACCCCTAATTTAATAGTATTGGGAGTCAAAACGTGTAATGGAATATAATTCATCAACATTGCTCCATAATAAAATGGAGATGCATTTATCATTACTTTTATTTTTAAATCGCATTGTATAAATGCGAAATTATCTAATTTCCTTTTTATCCTCGTATCATTAAAAAATAGATACCAAGGATCATAAGCACGTAAAGTACCAATAGCATCAGACTCAGACCAATCGAAATTAGCGATAGGCACAGGGCGCGACAGAAAATCAGCTAATTCCACAGGAGCAGTTTGATCATTAGTCGAAACTGGATCTTCATTATGGTAAAAACCAACAGAATCACCACCACTTTCGTCAATGAATTCTACGTTTTGCTCCACAGAAATCTCCTCACTTTGTATCGTATAACGTGGGAATAATCTTTCAACACAATCTTCACAAAAGTCAGGATATGAGACACACATTGTCCCAAAATCATCTGTGACTCGAAAAAGGCATTTAAAATTAGAATATTTTGATGGGGATTCACCCACCTCTTGTGGAAGATTAACTTCTTCCACGCAGCTGTCTTCACTTATTCGGGGAAGACGTTCCTGTGTTTTGTAATTGGCAATTTGGTGTACATTACAAGAGAAAATCACTCTACATGTAACGGGTTTTATTATTGAGAACCACTCACATTCCAGTTTTGGGTTAGGGTAACTGGAAACCCATACGAGGGCGTAATCGTAAAACGAAAACGCCCAAGCCCAGTATTTATTGACCACTGGGAGGTCATCATGATTTATTCCTGCTTGGAATTCTCCCAGAATTCTTTTCTGAGAGTTTCCCAATGTGGAAATGTAGAAGGTTCTACATAAGCTTGTAAATCA